GGAACTGTTCCATATGAAGCATCTGAATAGTTTTCTACAATTAATGTATTTGAAGGAGATTCAATTGATACAAATTTTGCTGTAAAAACTCTATCATCATTATCTATTTTACGCATATGAAACTTATACGTATATCCTTTACATAAAAATTCTTCCATTTTTGATATAATTATTATATAGTTATATCAAAACTTACAAAATTCAATTTTATAGTTTATTTCTTCTTTTTAACAACCTTTTTTTTAGTTGATGATACAGTTTTTTTATTTGGTGAAATTTCACCAGCTTGTATCTTTTCGCGTTTTGTTTTATACTTCGCATATTCTTTCTCTAATACATTAAGTTCATTCATCCACATCTTTTCAAGAGTTGTATTTTTTAATATATCCAATTCTGTTTCTGTTGTTTCTTTTTCTTTCATAATGCTAAGCACATTTTCTTCAGTTACTGAATCCATAGGCATCTTAATCAAATATTTAAAATCACCATCAATAGTAGTATATTGTTTTTGTATCAGCATTTCGGTAACCTGTTCAGATTTCTTACGTCGTAAATCAATAGTTCCATTTAAAGTCTCTTGAATATATTTTGCCCGATTAGATAAACGTATCAATTTCTTTTCCATTTCATTTATTAAATAAGTCTTACGTTTTTGATATAAATTAATACGAATATCATAAAATTCATCAATAATTTCTTCAGGAGTTAAATATTTTTTCAATTTACATTCTGAGTTAAACATATGCATATTCGTAGTGCTAACAGTTGTAAATAATTTTAATAATTTTTCTACTCCATTACAATTATTAGCATCAATTTCTGATTCAAGACTTGCTAATTTACCACGTGGAAATATAACTGTAAAATCAACTGTAACTTCTGTAGAAATTGATGTAAAGTCTCTTATAGAAGGAGGGGTCTTTTTACCATTCTTATCAGTGCTTCCATCAACTAAAGATTCTAAGAATGAAGTATATGGCATAGTCCAAGTTCCTACAGGTAATTCTGTTATTTGGATTTTATCATCTGCTATTTTATTATATTTACCTTTTATTAGAAATTTCTGTTCGGTAATTTTTGACACACTACCTTTAAACCCTTCATAATAAGGTATAAATTCTATAAGATTATTAGATTTATTGCTGAGTTTATTTTTTAAATATTGAATAACTGTAGATGGATTATAAGGTGAAATATTACATGAAAATCCTGTTCCTATTCCGGTGATACCATTAATTAAAGCAAACGGAATTATTGGAACATAATATTCAGGTTCAACAATTGTTCCATCATCATTCAAATAATTTAATACAGAATCATCAGTTTCTGGAAACAAGAATCTTGTTAAACTATTAAGAAGGGTAAATATATATCTTTCTGACGCACTATCATCACCACCATGTAATCTAGTCCCAAATTGACCATTTGGTTCAAGTAAATTTATGTTATTTGACCCTACATAATTTTGTGCCATATTTACAATTGCTCCATTCAAACTTGCTTCACCATGATGATACGCACTATGTTCAGATACATACCCTGAAAATTGAGCTACTTTGATTTCACTAGTAAGTTTTCTCTTAAATGCTGAAAATAGAATTTTTCGTAATGAAATCTTCAACCCATCTACCATATTTGGTATAGAACGCGCACAATCATATGTACTAAAATGTATCATTTCTTGATTTATAAATTGTTCGTATTGAATATTTGAATTATTAGTATCTAAATAAGAATTTTTATCGTAGTTTTCTAACCAAAGTTTTCTATCATCTGCTCGTTTTTTATTAAATATTTTATCAATAGTATCATCAGTTCTTTCTGAATGTACAAAATTTACAATCTTTTTATGTGCAAAATATTCTTTAAATTCTGCTGATGTAGATGTTCCTAATCCCTTAAAATATTTAATAGTCCAACCACTTGGAACGCCTCCTTCAAATGTTTCTTTCCATTTATTATATTCACCATCATTATAAAACAATTTTATTTGACTACCTTTCTTAGCACGAAGAATAGGAGTATTCATAAATGATATAAACCCTGGAATCTTTACTAATGAAGCCCATTCGCTATGAAATAGATTAATACATAATCCCTTAATATGTGATCCATCTAAATCTTGGTCTGTCATATACATTACTTTACCATAACGTAAATACTTATGGACGTCATCTAATGATTCGTATTCTTTACCAGCTTCCAAACCCAAAATCTTTTTAATATCATTAATTTCTTTATTTTCAGCAATTTTTTTAATTTGTTCTCCACGAACATTTAATAATTTACCTTTTAATGGATAAATCCCTATGACGTTACGGTCATCACTTGATAGTCCTGATACAATACCAGATAACGCACTTAACCCCTCACAAAGAATTAAAACACAATCTTTTGATTGTGACGTTCCACTGAAATTTGCATCTATAAAATTAGAAATACCACGAACAGATTTTGTTTTAGAACCGTCGGTTTTCTTTGCTAGTTTATTATCTTTAACTTCAGTTAAAGAACATGCTGTTTCCATGACACCCATTTTTGCTACTCTTTCGATAAATCCATCAGATACACTACACGATGAACCAAATTTCGCAAAGGGTGTATTCATATAATCTTTTGTTTGACTGTCAAAAGAAGGATTTTCTATATCACATCTAACAAATAACATTAATTGTTCTTTAATAGTAGATGGATTTACCTTAATCTTTTTACGTTTTTCAATAAAATCGCACAATTTACGAACTATTTGACTAGTAATATAATCAACATGTTTACCTCCTTTAAAAGTGCATATACCATTAACAAAAGATACATGTGTAAATTCATGTGTAGGAGAAATAGATACAGCATATTCCCAACGTTCATCTTTACTTTCATATATACGTTTAGACGTATCCTTTCCTCCAATGTATAAATCAATGTATTGCTGGAAATTTCTTATGTTAATTTGATTTTTATTATAAATAACCTTAATTTTTTTAATAGAATGATCTGTTACCGCACCAATATCATATATACGTTTTTTTAATAAAGATAACATATCACTAGTTAAACCTTGAATGCCTAATCGTTGATAATCAGGTCTAAAAGTTACTTTCGTATAGGGTTTTGTTGTTTTTGACACTTTTGTAATAACAGGTTTTGATATTTCATCTAAATTATTATGATATTCTTGAACATATTTAAGACCACGGGTATGATCAATTGTCTCAATTCGTCCATATAATGACCAAATTAATACTAATTTAAATCCAAATCCATTTTTCCCACCAACGATTCTCTTTTCATCTTTATTATAATTTGTAGATGTTCTTAAGTGTCCAAAAACCATTTCTGGAATCCATATATCATATTCTGGATGTTTAGCAATGTCTATTCCATTACCATCATTTGTCATTGTAATAGTACCATTATCATCAATATCAGTTTCAATATATGTTACAAATTTTTTATCAAGAAGAGGCGAATGTATCATACGAATTACATGATCACGACAATTCACAATACCTTCATCAAATAGTTTATAAAGTCCTGGTATATATTCAATATCTCGTAATACAATTCTATTTGAATCATCATCATACACCCACATGCGAGAATCTACATTTTCAACTGAACCTATATATGTATCAGGATTATCCAATATATGTTGTTTATCAGTTTTTTTTTGATACTGCTTTGCTAAAGAGGTTGTTGAAGATGACATTTCCTTTAACTTATAATAGTTAAGACTGTTATTTTTAATTCACTTTCCGTTATCTTATATTTTCAATTTTCTATACAGTTTATAAGGGGGTATTATACAAAATGTCAAAAATGTTTAGTACAAACCCACGGGTTTCTACTACAGCACCATCAAATATTACTACATCTAGTAATAATGTTTCGATGAGCCGTAGTATGCGTTTGTCACAAATAATAAACACTGGTAAATATAGTGTACAAAAAACAATGGCAGAAGTATTTGGACCTACTGATATATTATTATCAAATCCTTTTGTTTTTTTTAATAAACCTATAGGAACTCTTATATCTACAATAAGTAGTAAAGATATAAATTCTTTTTCTTTTTCATATACAATAGATGATACTGATAATTTTTATCTTCTAGATGATAAATTATACTCAAATGTTGTAATGTTAGATGAAGACATTGTTTATGATCTTAAAATAACATCTTTTGATGGAACTTATAAATTTACTAAATTATTCCAGTTAGGTTTTCAAAGACCGCCAGCCATTATCAAAATTCCAATTGTAAATGTAATTGAGAATTCTAGTGTTTTATTTATTAATTTAAATACGGTTTTTAATGACTCAAATAATGATGAATTAACATTTACCGCAACTAGTAATAACACAGATTTAGTTACATGTAATATACTTGGGAACCAATTAATACTTTATTTTATTCCTAATACCAATGGAAGCGCAATAGTCACATTAACCGCAAATGATTCATATTATAATGTATCTACACATTTCCCAGTTAATGTAACACCACTTGATGCTGCGTATAGTATTTCAACACAAGTTATTCCTGATACGTTACCTCCGGGTAATATAGTAACTAATGATAATGGTGTTGTCACAAACGAAGTTGTATTAGATAATAATTATGTTAGTATTATTTCTACTGATATTAACCAAATGAATGCAGAAGAAAAACGTGAAAATGTGAATCAAAATATTACTGCTATTTTATCACGATTTGAAAAAGCACAAATAATTGATTCTTCTATAGAATTAAGGATTCCTGTTGATTTATTACCAGTTCCTGCTATATCATCTAAAGTTAGTGAAATTATTTTAGTTGATGGTAAAAAATCTTCTATTGCAGAACCTTTACAAGTTAATATGCAACATACTAATGATAATGATGCTATTTATATAGATACTGAAATTGGAAATTATATAACACTTAATTTTGAAAATGATACATTAGAAATACAACAATTATCTAGAAATACTTTTAATGTTATTTTAAATAGTGGTATCACTCAAGTAAAAAATAAAGGTGATGTAATCGCAATATCATCTTCAAATATAGTTATTATTTTAGGTAGTATTATTACAAATCCTAATCAAGCACCTATATCTTATAATATTACTTGTCAGTTTAATGAAGATTCGGTAAATACAATAGATTTAAGTGCTAGTGATGTAGATGTTATACCTAATTCAAATAACTCAGATTCTATTACATATATTATTACGAATTTACCAACACACGGTTCATTAAATGTTTCTTCTAATACAGATTTACATAATAATCAAATTACATATACACCTAATTTAAATTATTATGGTAATGATTCAATTACATATTTTGTAAAAGATAGTTATGGTATTATAAGTAATATTTCTACTATAAATATTACTCTTGATAATGTTGATGATGACGCAACTGGAACAATAAATATCAATGGAACTGTGGAAGAAGGAGGCATTATAACATTTACATTTAATATTACAGATATTGATGGTAATGGTATTGTTTCTTATTCTTATCAATGGCAGATATATAATAATACTGAATGGATTGATATAGATAATGAAACTAATGTTAGTTATCAAATACCATCAGATCAAAGTTTAGTTGATAAATTTATTCGTGTTAAAATAACTACTACAGATAGTCTAGGTGGGATATCAAATATATTTTCTAATTCAGAACAAGTTATTAATGTTGATGACTTAGCTACTGGAACTTTAACTATGACTGGATTTGTTCAAGAAGGAGGAACTGTATCTTATTCTTCCACTATTAGCGATGTTGATGGAACTATTACATTTACTTAT